GTTATTGTCTGGTTCAATATCCTCAATGATGTAAGGTAAGTCTACAGACACTGGAGTCTGCCACTTATACTCACCACGAGCATTATCAACCATAATTACATTCTTGCCACCAAATGAAGACATTTGATAAAGCGGCATTTCAACTTTCTGAGCCATAGCCCATAAGTCAACTGGGCCTAAGTCCATAGGCTCAGCATCTTTCAGCATGTTAACCAAGTGGTAAGAATCCACATGGGAACTTGCGTTGTAAGCGGTATCCCGGAGGAATATACCATTGTTTAAAACTGGAGTTGCCATTTTTATATGTATTTAAATTGTTACTAATTAAAATCTCTTGAACATGTTAGGTCTTGAGATTGTCTTTTGTGTTGATCTTTGAGGAGAAGCTGTTCTTCTAGTTTCTTCCTCTTCAGATGTTGAAGATGCAAGTTTTCTTGATTCTTCAGTTTTTAATTGTCTTACTACTTTTTCAGTAGCTGCTTTAGATCCTTGTTCTCTTACTTTGTTTTTGTATCCATCCGGATCTGCAAGTAACCATAGTGCTTCAGCAATAAGATCATGTCTTGGTTCTACAAACTGATATTTTTCAATTAAGTGTCCAAATAAATTAGTTTGCTTACCTGAAATTGAAGGGTAGTTAGGTTGAACTAATCCAGAGTATAATAGACTCTGCATTTTTTTGTCAAGTTTTACACCTCCAAGTTCTCCAGCAGATAGAGTGTTAAATACATTATCTGTATATGCTTTAGCTTGTTTTGCCTGCATTTCTTTTTTCTGCTCTTGTTCTGCTAGTTGTCTTGCTACAATCTCTTCTTGCATTCTATCTAACTTTGGTTTGAATTGGTTAGCTTTTTGTTCTAACTTATTCATATCCACCCAGTCATTGATTTCTTCTTCAATTTCTTCTGGTGATCCAAAATTTGTAGCATAAAGATATTGTCTTGCAATTTCTGCTTGATCATACTCATCAGCCGGATCTAGTTCTCTTATTTCCTCAACATGTGCTAAGGTTCTAAATAAGCCTTTAAGATCTTGTCCACCATCTGCTACATATTTAGCAGCATATTGTAGTTCTTCAGGAAGAGATTGGAAAAACTCTTTTGGAGTATTTTCTCTAATTGCATTTTCTCTTTCTTGAAAGTTAGCCTCAAACAGTTCTCTAAAATCTTTAGTTGTATAATCATCTAAAGGTTTATCATCGTCAAAAGGAATTAAAGTACCTTCCTCAATCATTTTACTTGCTAGTTCAGCAAGACCTGATTTATCAACCTTTGGTCTTCCTTTGTTACCAGCATCTTCTTCTTGAGAAATTAAGCCATCAAGTTCAGCTATTGTTTCTTCAACTTCTGCTTTCTTTTCTGCTGCCTCTTTCTTTTCAGTTGGAGTAGCAGTATTGTCAAGGAACGTTGTGTCTACATTTTCTTTAGAAAACATAGACTTTGGTTTCTCTTCAGTTTTACCATTTTCAGGAAGCATTACACTTTCTGCACCAGGCATTCCAAAGATCTCATCAATATTAACTTCAACTTGCTCTACCTTTGTAGTATCAAGTACCTGGGTTTCCCCAGTTGTTTTGTTGGTTTCTTCCATTGTTGTTGGTTTTTGGTTATACATTAATATAATAATAAATTTTAAAAATTTAAAGCTTTATAATTCTTTTTGTCTACTATATAGCTATTAATCTTTCTTTTTATTATTTTGTTTTTGATCAAACTTATTTTTATTGACCTGAGCTATCTGTAATTGCTTATCTGCAATGTCTCTTTGAGCTTGAATCTTTTCTCTTTCTATATTATTTTTCTCTCTATCAATGGTCATTCTATTTGAATCTTTTTCTCTCTGAAGATTAGTTTGTTGTTGATATTGTTCAGTAGCTCTTATTTCTTTCATAGCATCTGCATAATCAGACATTTGGTTTTCATTAACATCAACTGCCGCACCATAGCCAGCAGCTCTAATTTCAGCCACAGTAATATTATTCTGAAGTTGTTTATCTTGTCTTTCAGCTTCTGCCTGAATTTGCATTTGTTTTTGTTTCTCCTGAGATTGAAGTTGTTCAGTTTGCATTTGTTGTTGAGACTGCATCTCTTGATCCTTCATTTGCTTTTGTTTATCTTCAGAAGCCTTAAGAACAGTATTAAGTTGTGCAATAGAGTCAGACTGAATAATTTGACCAAGATCATAAATACTAGCACCTGCTGTATTGTTTGACATAGCCAATTGTTTAAGTTGTTCAAGAATAGCCCTATGATTTGCAGTAGTGCTGCAAAATATATTAAGATCTCTTAGTAAAAGTTCTGTTCCATTAACTTGGAAGTTTACTTTTTCATCTGCAGAAGTTACATATGTTAGTCTTGCAGAAGGATTAGTAGAATGATAATACTGAGCTAAATCAGTTCTCATTTGATGTACTCTTGGCATTAAATAATCACAGTGCTGAATAAAGAATACTTCTGTTTGTGCATAAGAAGCAGATGTTGCTTGTTCTACACCTGTTGCAGTTAATTGAGATAACTGCTGACCCATTCTTTGAGGATTTAATCCTATTACTTCAAATGCTTGAGATTTAAAATGATTAGCTAACTGAATCCTAGACATTAATCTTTCTGTTTGAGAAAGATCTAGTTTTTGGAAATGCTGGAAGTTTAATGCATTTTCAGTGTTAGTAATACTAGTGTCTAATGGAAGCATTTGAAAATTCTTCATAGCAACATATGCTTTTGCTAAATTTCCTTTTCCCCAATCTTCACCTAGTGAATGTCGTGGAAGAGTGTTCTGATCTAACATGATAATTGTACCAAGTTCATCAACTAAGATGTCTGCAATCTGATTATTAACTATGTTGTATCCAATCTGATATGGCTTCATTAAGTCAATTAATGCAGTTGACTTGGTATTTCTATCTGAGAATACAGCACCTTCCACTGGTAACTTACATCCATAAAGAGTATTATCTCCTTTGAACTGAAATTTTATTGGTCCTAAATTATTTTTTTCAATACCTAAGTATATTGGTGAAAAACCTCCAGGATTATTCATTCCCCAAAATGAAGGAATATTTGGTCCAATTTTTACACCACCCCATGTTTCGTTAATCCAAATCCAATCTATATGTTCTCCATACACTAAAGTGTCTTTAGTTTTATTTTTAAAAAGTCTATTGTCATATATAGGTTTATCTGTTACTACATATTCTTCAGATACAATTTCAGTTGTTACTTCACCTAGATCAGTAATTTTAGTTAAGTGACCAACTTTCTTTTGTGATTTCCAATATACAGTTGATACTCTTAATAAGTATGCTGTTCCTTGATCATAGTAGTCTTCACTTTCTGCAATTATTTGAGATACTATATCTGCACCATCTAATACAGTTCCAGACATGGCTGAAGTATACTGCCTATATGCAAGAGAAGGCATATTAACATTCCATTCATGAGATTTAGTTCCGTCATAGAATGAACCATCATTCTGTAATCCTCCGATTGTATATCCAGCAGATCTAATAGGATATACATTTTCTAAAGCCTCAAGTTGTTCTTGTGTCATTAGATATCCATATTTATCTATTACATCTGACACAGTCATCATATCTGTTTTACCTACCCAGTTACCTTGAGAAATGTATCTTACATCTGGAGATTTATGATAAAATGTTAGTGCAGGATTCCAAAGTTCAATTTCATAATCATCCTCCATCATCTTAAAATGCCAGAACTCTCTATCTGTTATAAGCATATCACGGAATCCTCTTTCTTCTAATTCATCCATTCTAAACCTTTCAACATCAACTCTATGCTGATGAGCTGCCCATTGTTCTGTCATTGATTGGTAGTCTTTCTTAAAAAACTTTTCAATCTCAGGAAGAGTCTTTAGTTTATCTGGAGAAGTTTCTTGTTGAAACTCTGGGCTTTCAGGATCCATACCCTGAGCAACTAATGCTTGTGTAATTTTCATTTGGGCATCTGAAAGTAGAACTTCTTCTACCATCTTTCTTTTTTGCTCAAGCATCTCATTATATGAAAAGTCATCTACTGCTCTATATGTAAGTTTTGTAGATCTTTTAGCAAATTCACCTACTAGAACATTAATAACATTTGGAATGATTGGATAGAACTTTAGTTCAAGAGCAGATACATCTTCTTTAGTTAATATTTCTACAATGTCTCTATAATCATTATCATCTTCAACTATATAATCTGTCTTATCAATAATACCTTTTGCTAGTTTATAATTTTTCATTATTCTTCTAGCATTTCTTCTTAATTGTTTTAGACCTTGCCACTCTAACCAGTCTAGATTCCAAGCAGCCCATTGTTGATCTTTTTCTTTTTTAGGAAGAAATTGTAAAGGTTGAGTTATACTACCAATTCTATTTTGAGTAGACTTGGCACCTTTCTTTGCTTGAATAGCATTTATAATTTGCATAATGTATTACTTTAAGTTTTTAAATGGTGATTTCTTAAATGATTGACCATTTGCAAGTTGTCCTCTTCCAACATGACGGAAAGGACTTCTATTTAATTTAAACAAATTTTCTGACTTTTGCAAGTTTTTGGCTGCATCATCCATGATTGTTCTTCTTGAATATCCTCTATTTGATTGTTGAATTTTCATAAATGCAACTAGTGCACAAAATGAAACTAGCCTATCCACATTGACACCATCTGCATATGCTCTCATTTCTTTGAGTAACATTGGATCTGGAATTCTTTCAATACCATATTTAGTTTTAACTATAGTACCATCTGTCTTTGTTTCTATATCTAATTCTTCTTTAGTATATTCTATAGCATAACTAAGAAGGTGAGCTTTAAATAAAGTACCGGTGTTTTTCCAGCCATATTCCTGGAATACATTTGCATTTGCTCCTAAATCTTTTAAGAACATGATCTGACTTTTCGGAACTAAATATTTCTGTTTTTTCCTAGAGATCATATACTGAATAAATAATGAGATGTTATTCTCTATTACTGTCCATGCATTATACCACTCTATAATTAACTCTAGTCTCTGGTGTGTTTTATTAATATCATCAAACCTTCCGCACCATGCAGCTACAATCTTATCTGGTTCTATATAAGTCTCTGTTTCTGTACCTGTTACTTTAGTTACTTCTACCGGTGCTTTCATTACATATATAGAACATAATGATTCTGAAGTAGTTGTCTTACCTTCAGACACGGGGTCAATAGAAGCATAGTACTGACCAAATGCAGGATCTTTTATTGGTCTTTCCCATACAACAAGTACACCTGTTTTATCCTCTGTATTCTTAGTTACAGGGAATTCCATTATAGGTCTTTTATTAGAGGATCTAACACTAGGTTTCCCATTCTCATCTGTTGAAATATCTAGAAACTCATATGCATATTCTTTATCTTCTATTCTTCTTTCCTGAGCTGTAACAAGATGTGTTGGGAATACAGATACAGTTCTATGTGCAAATGCTTCTTCTATATTTCTGGGATGCTGAGATATTCTTAACTGGTATGTCTCCGGGTCAAGTTCTTTTTTCCAAACTTCAAATTGTCTGTCTAAAGCTTCTAAGGCTTCAGTAACAAGTGAGTTACCATATTTATCTATATATGGCGGCATAGACCATTGTTCAGGGATGAACAGTCCGGATAAACCAATAGTACCTTTAGAGTCTATAAGATTTGATTCTACAGAATAGACATCATTATCTAATGGTTTCATTATCATTTTCCTTAATGGTTCACATTGAGATAAATCACCCACAGATCCTGCAGCAATAAACATCCCTGTAGTAATTAAACCAGATCTCATGGCAGGACGCATATACTCATATGTCTGATCCATCTTAGGAGCAATACCAGCTTCCTCATGGAAGAAGAACTTTACTGGACCACCAACACCATTTGTAGGATCCTTTTCAAATGACATACCTTGTATAGTACCTTTAAGACCTACCTCAGCTTTTCTATTACCTTTTCTGACTTCAATCTTCTGTTGCCACATCATTACTTTATCTGGTGACATTGGACGGTACCATGCTGTATGCTCATTTAAGAATGCTGCATACTCCTGTAAGAATTTCCAGGAACCTTTCTCATTTATATAATCTTTAAGACTTGCTCCAATCTTTAGTGTAACACCAGCTTCAAACCATTGTTGGTTTATAAGCTTACCCATATGGTAGTAGGAAGATGCTATCTGACGTTTCTTTAAGATAGCCACATGCTTATAATTTAGTTCTGCTAATAGTTCATATAATGCCATATGATACTGAGCATCCCGGATATCAGCAAACCCAAATTGTTGTATCTCTTTGTTAAAGATAGGCAAGAAGTTAAGCCACATGTAGTACTCTCTTGCTAAAAACCAAGCTTTAGTTCCGTGCTTAATTAGTAAACCCTTCCTGCATTTAGCTTTCTGGTCATCCCAATATTCTATAAAGTCTTTTGATTTAAAAGGAGCTGTAGTGTATATACCAAGATTTCTAAACTTATTTGATTCTGATACAAATAACTCTGTACTAACTTCATCAAACTCATACTGACCAGGTTCTTTAAATATTGAGTGCAGATATGTAGCAAACTCTTCTCTGCTATCAAAAGATGTGGTAGTCCAATTACCATTATCCCAAGTCGGTATGTCTTCAAAGATTTGACTCATGACTAACTATCATATGCAAGACCCTGACCACCACGGACTTTACTTTGCTGTTCATCCTGTAGATCTTTGTAGACTCCTTTAAAGGATTGTCTGATACCATCAAAGTCTTTTGCTAATGCTCTTATCTGAGCTATGTTACCATCTTTACCATCAGTAATTTGTGCAGTAGCTAAGTAATTAGATATTCTATCTAGTGCTTTCTGCATACCTCCATAAGCACGTGAGGTTGGAGTTTCATATAGTTTCTCACAGAATCTTAATGCATTGTATATCTCAGTATCTTCTGTAGAGAATTCTGCTTCTATCTCCCGCATGATTAATGATTCTTTCTCTATGTGTGGTGTATGAAAGAATGGATTCATATCAGGATCCGGACATGTCATATAAAATAGATACTGATATATTTTAAGATAGTCATCAGGATAATCATCCATTATATCTTTAAGAGACTTCAGTGTGTAACAGTGTTCAGTAGGAACAACTGTTTTATTCTGTACATCAAATAGTTTAATCAGCATTGTTATTTCTTTTTAATTTTGGCTTTGTTGTCATGAAGATAGTGAATAATAGCATGTACTTCATCTACTAAATAAGGTACTTCCATTGGTATTACTTCTTTTACTATAGGCTCTCCATTGTCATCTAGTTTAGCAATAGGATATCCCCACTGATCTTCTTTCTCTACTTCAAATGTTATATGGTGTATAAATATACTTCCCGGTCTTAGTTTAGGATTATGCTTCAATATAATATACATATAAATGCTGAGCTGTAAAGCATAATGATAAAAGTTACAGTCATCTAAGTTATTTACAGGATGAGACATCTTATCAGATATTCCTTCCCAGTTTACATAGGACTCCTTCTTTATCTCTTTATTAGTTTTGTAGTCAATGATGTTTACTTTACCATTGACTACTTCCACTAAATCTGATTGTCCACAGATACCTGCTGATCTTAAATAGACCATATGTTCTGGATACACGCCTGGTTCTAATTTTTGTGCGGGAGCTATCTTAACACCTTCTTTAACCTCTGCAGGTCTAAATACAGGTATAGTAGTTCCTTCTACACTTAATGATGCTAATGCACAC